AACGCACACTTTCAGCACCGTAAGAACAACTCGCGACGAAACTATTGTTAATGAGTCAACAGTCGTAACATTTGAATCAAGAAGTGCAGAATACTCTAGACAAACATTTGAAAGTTTTACTGTTACTGGAGATGAGAGCATTGACTATTCATCAGCATTAGTAAGCGCAACGACAGAAAGTTTCTTTCAAACAAGCAGTGAAATTAGCGAATCAGACGGCACTTCTTTTTATACAACAAGCTTTACTGCGCGCGGCTTCACCGAGCCAGTTGACTCTTTTATTGTAAGCACGACTAAACTGACGCTACCGATCGTATTTTTTGACGGCACAAGTTTTTCAACTACACAAAATGAAGAAGATGTTTATGTTACTACAACGGGACAAAGTCACAAATTATACAACGCATCTATTTTTGGTGGTTCAAATGCCTCTTTATTTCAGACTACAGCAGTAACATTTAACACACCAATAGACAGTCAAGCAAAAGCACTCGTCACAAATTGTCGCCCTAGAATTCACAGCGCAATAGAAACAGTCTTTGGTGGCGAAAAAGCTTTTGTTCAAGCAACTAACAATTCGTCTGACAGATTTTTCGCAAAGCAATTCCCGCCCATATTAGAGTTTACGCAAACAACCACAACAGAAGGAGAAACTTCCACAACAACGACTGATGGCACTTTCATAACTGGACTTGGATCAATACGCCCATTTATTTCTTTAATGTTTACGGATACATCATTTACTATTTCTAACTTTAAACAAAACGAAGACAGCGGAGTGGCAAACAACAGAGCATTTACAATACAAGAAACTGGAGCAGATACAGACATAAACTATATAGAAGACGAAAGACTTATGTTCAACACAGGTGTAGGTGGGATTGAATTTGTAGGCGGAAAAAACAACATCGCTTCTAGAGGTTTTCTTACTGCTTTTGATATTGGAAGCTTTAAGATCGGCACAGACACATTTTCTTTAAGTAGTAATGAAACTTTTTTAACTCAATTAACTAGCGGAAGTCCAATGCAAAAAATAGAAAATAAAGATATACCGTTCGCAAGTCACGCAGATAGAAGAACAGACAATGTTTTTGCAAATAGAATCCCTATTTCACACTTGAATCGAGGCACTAGAGATATAACAAGAAGCTTCATTTAAACTCTAAAAAAAAATGAAAAAAATAATCACGGTAGTTGTAGGCACAAAATCATATTTGAAGCCCATGCAAGCATGTTTTCGAAGAATACATTCAGCGATAAAACACGCAAAGAAAGAAAATGAAGAGCATCTTGTCATTTGCGTAACAGACAAATCTAGCAAAAAAAATGCAGAATCTTTATTAAAAAACTTTAAAGATAAAATTGTTATCGGTGTCGATGTAGAAGAGAACGGAGAGCATTATAAAAACGACAGACAAATGATGATTGCTACATTGCAGTCAATCGGGTTTGAAGCGGCAAGACAGCATGATTGCGATTTGTTGTGGTCAGTTGAAGCAGACGTTCTTGTTCCTTACAATGCTCTCTCTGTGTCGATGCAGATGTTAGAGTTTGACGACCATTATTATGACGTTGCATTTGTGACGTATCCTTCTCAAGGCGGGGGTTCTTTTCTTGGAGGTCACGGGGATCCGCAACATGCAATCGCAGAAGATTTTTTGCCAGAAGAAAGAAAGCTAGAATCAAAACTTGAAGCTTTAATGAATCGAAACTCAGAAAAATTAGAAGATAAACTTTTGTCTAATGAAGACAGAGAGAAAGAGATAAAGAGAAGAGCTAGAATTTCTGATATGATTAGAAAAAGACCGCCCAAAGGTAACGTGTTTCAACTTAACGGAGAGCAATGGAGACGCAGAGGTTGGCTAGATAACGCATGGCCTGGAATAGGGAGAGGTGCAGTAATCCCTACAGATTGGACTGGATTAGGTTGCACGCTAATGAGTCAAAAAGCCGCGAACTTAGCTCATTTTGACGGATATGATGGCGGAGGAACTCAAGATTTGTTTTTAAATTGGAACAGATGGTATCCAGCTGGATTAAGATTCTGTTGCATAACTCACACTATTTGCGATCATGTAGTTAGAGACGAAAACAGCGACAACGGGTTTGCTACTCTCAAAGCTTATCATGAAGAAGTCGGCGAAACTAAAGGTCATTTAAGATACAGAAGAACAAGATTTGACACGTTCGACAAAAATTTATGAGAAAAAATATATTAATAACAGGAAGCGCGGGCTTTGTAGGTTCGCACACAGTCAAATGGGTGTTAAAAAATACTGATTGGAACATCATCGGTCTAGACTCATTCAGACACATGGGAGACGCAGAACGTATCTCTGGCGACTCTAGATACGCAATAGTGTGTCATGACTTAAACGCGCCTATATCAAAGCGCACAGCGCATAGAATTGGAGAAATAGACTACATAATAAACTGCGCCTCTATATCTCATGTCGATACGTCTATAGAAGATCCAATTCATGTTTGGGAGTCGAACACTAGACTGATCGGAAACATACTACAATATGCGAGAGAGCTACCGAATCTACTCAAGTTCATTCATTGCTCTACAGACGAAGTGTTTGGCTCTGCTTACGGAGATCATTGTCATCACGAATGGGACATTATAGCACCATCTAATCCTTATGCCGCGTCAAAAGCCGCGCAAGACGCTCTTTGCTTTGCTTACTGGAGAACATACGGAACTCCTATAGCGATTACGCATTGCATGAACATGATTGGAACTACTCAAGATCCTGAGAAGTATCTGCCTAAGATCGTGTCGAGAGTTCATAAAGGCGAGACTGTAACAGTTCATGGTCAACCTGACAAAGTAGGTTCAAGAATGTATATTGATTGTAGAAATCTAGCAGACGCTTGGATATACATGCTTAAAAACATAGATTTTAACGTGTATGGAAAACACGAAAGATTGACTAAATTTAACATCGCGGGACTAGAAGAGATTACCAATCTAGAATTAGCTCAAACAATAGCAGACAAAATGAGCAAAGAGTTGAAATATGAGTTTGTCGATTTTCACAAAACTAGAGCAGGACATGACTTACGATACGCTCTAGACAGTCATGAAATATATCAAACAGGTTGGAGACCGCCTATAGACTTAGAAACAACTTTCGAAGAAGTAATTAATCACGTTCGCACTCACGAAGCTTGGCAAGAATAAATTGACAGACTAGCGAGTTTTAGATGGCACTACAATTATTTGCAAATATAGATAGAAACACCATGGTCTCAGGATTAGTAGTTTCAGCTACTAACTTGTCACAGAGACCCGCGCCTGAATTAGTTGCTGGAGACAAAGTTTCATTTGATATATTTTTAACATCAAAGTCTGGTATCTTAGACATTCAGACTTATTCAGTTAAGAGATTAGCTCTAGGAGCTTTGAACGCCACACCGACAGGAGGCACATACAAAGTAGATTATGGTGGAAGTAGTCATTCAACTTTACAATTTAACGCAACGGCTCAAGATTTCGCAGACGCTATAACGAACAACGCTCCTTCTGTTCCTACTCCTGTAACAGGAACGCAGATCGCTCCTTTTACATATATCATAGATTTCGGATCTAACGGAACTTGCGACTTGCCGACTATAGAATCTTCTCTGACTCCTGCATCTAGCGTCAGCGTTCAAAGATTAATCACGGGAGATGATGACACTAAAGAGCAATGGCTCGTCAGAATTTATCAAGACCCTATTGCGTTAGTAGACGCATGGACAAACATAGAACCTACGACTGGGCAAAAGGGCATTAGAGGAGCTTTGAATTTAGGCACACAAGGTATATTCGATCTTCTAGATTCTAACGCTTCTGCATCTACAACTATGGAGCTAGAATTGACTGATAGTTCAGGCAATCTTCAAACAATTTTTCAAAGCCCTGTCACAATATTTTCTCAAGTTATAGGAGAAGCGATAGCAGGAATCGTTCCTGCGCCTGAAGGGATCCCTGCGTCTGCTACTACTTTCTTGAATAGTTTTCCAGATCCTTCAATCGTAGGAAATCTAGATGTCGGAGGGAACGCATCAATTTTTGGGACACTAAGCGCATCTGGCGGAAACTTTCAAACGGATTCATTCGGTAATTTATATAACGTATCGAGCATTACATCTGACGGAAACATAGCAGGACGAAGAATTACTACACGCGAAATACAATGCGAAGGAACACTTCCAGCAGGAGGAGACGCAGAACCTATATTTTATGATGCTAAAGAACATCGCTTCAGAGATTTTGACGCTAATCCAAATACGTTAATGATCATTGAAAAGATCGCTGGATATACTGGAGCTAGAGTTGGAATCAACAAAGACCCAAGCTCTAGTAGTGCCGTTGCTTTGCACGTTGTAGCAGGTAAAAATTCTAGCACTAATGTAAAAGACTTAGGACTGAAAGTTACTGGCGGGGGAGCTTTCTTCGAAAAATTTATTAGAATCGGACACTATACCGATACCGAAAGAGACGCTATAGACAATCCAACAAATGGAACAGTCATCTACAATGAAACTCATCACGAATTTCAAGGCTATATAGGCGGTGGCGGTGGAGCCGGTGGATGGAAGAAGTTTCAACTGACAGATGTATCAAGCTGATGAGTGACATTGTATATAGATCAACAATCGGAACAGGAGGATTTATCGCTACTCTTGAGCTAACACCAGTCAACGAAGTTCTTGGATTCTTAGTAGGCATTTCCACTCTTGTTTACATGACATTGTCAGCAATCAAAGTGGTTAAAGATTTGAGAAAAAAATGAATGAAACTTTGCAATTCATATCTTCTTTGTGGCCAATATTAATAGGAATAATTACACTCATAATCGTATTAGCCAGAATGCACTACAATCTAGAAACTCTGACAGAGAAAGTAAAAGTTCTCTTCGACTTTCATAACAAGAGAAAGAAATAGTATGACACCTGAATTAATAGCAATGCTAGGCGGAGGAGCTAGTGGTTTCGTGTTCAAGCTTATAGGTCAACTTGTCGCAAATCAACAAACAACAGTTGACGCTATGATTAAGAAACAAGCGTCAGCAGACGAGAGTCATGCTAAAGCGGCCGCGAGAGGCGGTGAGTGGGTCAGACGAGTTATCGTATGCACAGTCTTGTTCGCAGTAGTTGTAGCACCATTTCTTCTAGCTCACAGCCCAGAAGGCGTTACTGTAGGGCAAGAAACATCTCACTTCTTCGGTCTATTTAAAGGCATCAAATATCAAACATTAAACGGCTATCTTATACTACCTGAAGTCAGGCAGACAGTTCTAGCGATTGTCGGCTTCTACTTCGGATCATCAACTATCAAGTAGTCAAATGTCATACGGAGCATTCATTGGCACCGATTCTTGGAATCGCGGTCAGAACAAAGAATGCGAGTTTGGCGTTCTATTGAAGAACAAGTATCCTGAAGCTCGATCAGCTTCTTTTCAAGAGCAAGTCTCTCACATTGATTGGGTCTGCAATAAAGGCACGATTGATGTCAAAGCAATGAAGCGAGTCAATCGCTCTGGAGAGATACAAAGCAAAGTCATCTGGATAGAGTTCAAGGGCAACTCAGGTAGAAAAGGGTGGCTATACGGCAAGCAAGACTATGTTGCTTTCGAAGCACCTGACAAATTCGTGTTAGTTAAGAGAGCAGATTTGCAACAACTGTGCGAAAAGATATGTGACACAGAAAACAGAGTAGATAGCGCAAAAGATGCTCTCTATAAAATTTACACTCGAAAAGGTAAGCTTGATGAAATTAGTTTGATTCATTTCAATGACTTGTTTAAAATAAAAAACTTCTCACTAAAAAAATAACATGAAAATCATCGCGCTTACTGGACCCAAACAAGTCGGAAAAACTACTGTCGCAAATGCGATCGCAAATCATTTAGATCCGTTCATTCATTCTCAAGTCGTCTCTTTTGCAACGCCGATGCGAGCGATGCTTCTCGCGATGGGGATCGACGAACGTCATTTAAACAATCCGAGTCTAAAAGAAACTCCGATTGAAGGGATAAACAAGAGCGCAAGACAACTACTTCAAACTCTAGGAACTGACTGGGGTAGAAATATGATCAATGACAACATTTGGCTTTGGGCTATGCAAAGACAGCTAAAGTTTGCTGAGATGGGCAACGCTGAATATGCGATCATTGATGATTGCAGATTCGAAAACGAAGCAAGATGTGTGAAGTCTTTGGGCGGTATAATTGTCAGACTCAAAAGAGCAGGCTTTGAATACGGAACAGATCCTCATGAAAGCGAGAGACCTATAGCTCATGGCATAGATTTTATTTGTGACGCTACAGACGCTCAAGAAGCAAGCGAAAGGATCCTAAAATTTGCGACCACATAGCTTTACACAAAACGTATTATTGATGCAAGCTACAGAAGATGCCTTCGAAAAAGCTAAAGCAATAATAGGTGAACATTTTCCTAATTATGCTATCGTCGTTCAGTATGATGACGGGAGCGTTTGGCACGAATCAAACAACACGTTAGTCGAAAAGCCTCTCTACATTGAAGCTCTTACTATGATAAAAGAAGAGCGAAAGAGCGAAGAAATCGAAGATGACATCGAAGTAGATTGGGACGATGATGATGACGAAACCTTCGAAAAACCCTTCTGGGAAGACGAAGAAGAGTAGTTTTTAGCGTTTTTTTGCATTTTTTTTAAGAAAAAGTGAAAAAAGTGCGATGAAAGTGTTGACATACGCGATTTTCGACTCAGTATGTAGACAAGATCAACGATGATCTTAATTAAATAAAAACACTAAAACCAAAACACGACATGAAAAAAGTAAACTCAATAGTAGTAAAAATCCTCTCAACTCACAGCAATCTTGAAGATGCTATCGAAGAAGCAGGAGGTCTTAATCGCGATTACAATCCAGCAGTATTCGACAGAGAAGTGGAAGAAACAAAGAAGAGCGCGGCTGTTCAAGAGTTCTACGTCATCGAGAACTGCGGTCGCAAAGAAGTCATCTATCAATATCAATGCGACATTCGTCTTCTCAACTCTTTCAGAGGATGCGGTGGAAGCACGATCTCAAATTCTACAACAGTAGGAGCTTTGAAGAATCTTTCCACAGGTTCAATCATACTAAAAGGATTAACTTACACATCAACTAACAAGCTTCGCAAAGAGATTGCAAAAGCTCAAAAAACTGACGACGAACTTTTCGTCTTAAACTTCTAAATCAAAAACACAGTTTGCGGATCTGATCAAAACCGCACTTTTAATCTAACACTAAAAACACTAAATAAAACACGATCATGAAAATAAAATTCGACACACGCCTCACACTCAAAAACGGCACAAAAATCAAAAAGTCATTCGCGATGAAAGACTACTCAACAGGCAGAGAGTATCGTATAGGCTACTCCACAGACAATAAGTTTGTTGACTTCAACGAGGCAGACATCGTTCTGCCTCGTCTCAAGCAAACTATTGCAGGTGCAGGATGGGATGAAGAGTATCAAGCACAGCTTGCAAATCTTGAGCTTTCTGAAGAAGTTCTTGAGAATATTGAAAGCGAAGCAATGATCTCATGGAACAGAGCAGGAGGCTCGCCTTCTATGTATTTCTACAGATCAGCAAACAGAGTCATTGATGCTATCAACAACAATGAAGAGCTTTCTTTTCCTCAGATTGAGTGGAACGAACAATTCAAAATCAGACACGCAGAGAGACTCAAAAGAGGTCTTACTGAAGAAGAACTGACAGTCTAATCTTAACACAGTTTGCGGATCTGATTAAAACCGCACTTTTAACCTAAACTAAAAAATCTAAATTAAACACAATCATGAATCACGAAAAACAAATAAAGCTTATCAAGAAAGCGATCAACGAAGGCAAAAAAGTTTATATGACTCCTAACAAGGCGTATGAAGTCATCAAGGACAACGTAGGTCAGTATCTAATCAAATGTCATGTAAACGATAATTATATCGGTCTGCACGGCAGAGAGTTTACCGAGTATGAACACAAAATAAACTACTTATGCAAAGACAACGGCGATCCTTATCCTGCGAATGTAGTTAGCAAAAACGAATTATTGGAGGTAATAGAATTATGAGTAAAAAATCGACACTAACAGAAATAGAATCAAAAGCTCAACAAAAGCTTAAACGTCGCAAGCAGTTGCGCTACGTCTTCGAAGTCGTCATGACTGAGAACTGGCCAGAAAAAACTAGAGTAACTCTCAAAGATGGGCGTCTTGATTTATCATACGCACCTACTAAAGAACAGTATCTAGAACATTGTGATGCGCTGTCACTAGAGTTGATGAACATCAAAAAAGAATACATACAAGAGAAATATATAGACTACAAATCGAAAATAAAATGAACATCATGACACTAATTCTAGCCATCATTGCAGTCGAGTCTAACGGCAACGACAGAGCAATAGGCGACGACGGGCTTGCTTATGGCGCTCTTCAGATTCACGCTTGCTACGTTCAAGATGCTTCTGAGTATGCTAACAAGAGTTGGACGCACGAAGACGCTTACGATCGAGAGACAGCTATAGATATATTTCTAGCTTACATGTCGCGCTATGCTACAGAGAAACGCATAGGACGAGCAGTTACTATAGAAGATATTGCTCGCATTCACAATGGCGGTCCCAACGGATACAAAAAAGCTTGCACAATAAATTATTGGAACAAAGTTAAAGCAGAGCTAATTTCTAGCGGAGCAATCGCTTCGCACAACTAAACAAAATACAAAACAATATGGCAGTATTAACAGCTAAAGCCGAATCCTCGTCAGGCTTTCAAATCGACGAGCTAGCACCAAGTGGCGATTATGTCGTGACTTGTTTAGACGTAGCAGATGAGTTTTCTGTTCCGCGTCGCAAGTATCAATCTGAAGAGATGGAGAACATCGATGTTACTCGCTTTCTCTTTGGTTTCAAAGCGCAAGATGGGAAGCTCTACAAAGTTCAGACTTTCGAGATGAAAATCTCAGGGTCGCCCAAGTCTACTCTCTACAAGTTTTTGTCTGCATGGCTGGGCAAAGCTCCAGAATACGGATGGGATTATTGCACACTTGTAGGTCAAGGCGCAGTTGCATCTATCGAGCATGTCGTCTCACAGCAAGGAACGACATATCCTAAAATCGCTCGCATTCAGCCAGCGAAAACAAGTCTTGCAGACTACACAAGTCAGATAGTTCCTAAGTCTGCGTTTGACTCGCCTGCACCTGCGCCCACACCCGCAGTTGCTCCAGTCTCACA